TCTAAGATAAAATCAAAGACAGCTTATAGTGCTGATGGTTCTTCTATAAAGAGAAAAAGCACTTTTAAGGACGGTTATGGTACTAAGACTAAGAACAGTTCTTCTAGTAAATCTGATGGTTCTTCAAAATCCAAGTACACGACTAATTCTAAAACTCCTGGTAAGACTTACGTACAAAAAAGTAAAACCACTTCTGGCGGTAAAACTACAGAGAAGTATAAAAGCACTAGATTAGGTGAAAATAAAACTAAGAACAAATATTCAAAGGGTGGTTTAGTCCAACATAATTAATGATATATTAAAAAAAATTTTATATATTTACGGCAGTTCGTTTTTGGTTAACGGATTATCTGTTCATAATAAGTAGGGGGTGATATTGTCACCCTTTATTTTTTTCTTATATTTGATGTATGACAGAACATATAAAAACCAAATTCGGAGTAATTAGACAAAAGAAAGACGGAACATACAATGGTTACGTTAATCATGGAAGCAATTACTTTAAGATAGATGAAGAGGACGTGTTTATTGATTATGTTGACTTAGGTTATATAGTACAGCACAACGAGTATATAATGCAGGGAGGAAGCAGCATTAAGTACACTTACACGTGGAAAGATAAGGACGGAATGATTAACGAAGAACCAGTAGTAAGTATAGTGCCTCCCACAATGGTAATGAGGACTAACTTAATTAAACTAGGAGCTTAATGTATTTAGTTAATCTAGATAAGACTGGCAAGGTCATAATGGACGACAGCGTAAATGCTGTAGAAGAGTTCAGAGAAGTAATATCAACGAAAGGTTTAGGGATGAAGGGAATGTTGTATGTATCGCTATTCTGCGACTACGACAGTATATACCGTCATTTTACAGACACTGAACGAGCTCGTATGATAGGTAGTGTTATCTTTAACAACTACGACTGGAAGGGTTCAAAAAATCCGAAAATCGCTAACGCGATACTGATGTATAAGAAATTACAGTTTGACCCTCTTGACGCTCAGCTTCTCGCTTTCAATGAGAAGATAAACGAGTACACGGACCTAATGAAGAAGGTTACGATAGAGGAAGACAATGCGTTGGACTGGCAGAAGATAATGATTGGTATAGATAAGATACTATCTACAAGACAGAAGTTGTTGGATGCTATCGAGCGTAGAGGTGCTCGTACTAAGATTTCAGGGGATGGTGAGTTAAACTATCTAGAAAAGAAACAATCAGTATTAGATAAGAATGGGTAACATTAAGAAATACGCTCCTATTATACATCAGGGTATTCCTGATTTCAATCCAGAAAGCGTTTCATATAGAGAATTTTGGGATGAGCAAATAGAGAGATGCAAGCACGGGTATAAGCCTCCAGGGATGGATTTCATTACTGGTAAACATTATTATTATCTAAACTTCTATAAAATTTTAGGTAATTCTGGTGAGAAGGGTGGTCGTAAATCTCTTATCGCTCCTTGGTATAGAGACATGGATAAGGAATACTTTGACTTGTTCGATACGTGCAAGGAAGAAGAGAAAGGAATGATTGTTATTAAGGCTAGGGATAAAGGGTTCTCTTATATGAATTCTGGTATCCTAGCTCAGGAGTATACATTTTACCCACACAATGAAGTAGGTATTGCAGCTGGTTTACAAGTTACAGCCGATTCATTTTTCCAAAAAGTTAAGAAAGGTTTATATAATCAAGAGAATATCTTTAGGCATTCTATTTTAAAAGATGCTGATGAGGTAGTTCGTTCTGGTTATAAAAGAAAAAATATCGAAGGTAAGTGGGAGATTGGTGGTTTCCAGTCTGTTATACATTGCCGTACAATGAGTAATCCTGAAGTATTTAAAGGAGAGCGTTTATCTGTTATGGTATTTGAGGAAGCTGGGGAATTTAAAGAGTTACTTAACGCTTATATGTCATCGAAAGCATGCTTCATGGATGGGAACGAACAATTTGGTGTTCCTATTATTGGTGGTACGGGTGGTGATATAGAAACCTCTTCTAAGGATTTCATGGATATGTATTATAATGCTGATGCGTTTAATCTTATCCCTATGTTTATTCCTGCTACAAAATGTTACCATGGGTTCTTTGATACTAAGACTGGAATCTCTCAGGAAGCAGAAGCAAAGGAAAAGCTTATGGCAGAGAGAGACCAACTGAAGAAGTCAGACAATCAAAAGGGTTTCAATCTTCATATACAAAACTATCCACTAACCGTAGAGGAGGCATTCTTACAGACTAAGTCTTCTATGTTTAACGTAGCTAAGATTAACGACCAAAGGAGCGCTATACTTTCCAGTAATACGCTAACTAATCAAGTACAAAAAGGTTACTTAGAATGGGAGGGTGAAGAAATGAGTGTTAGATGGATACCAGATGGTGCTGGACCTTATAGAATACTTGCTCACCCAAAGACAGAATACAAAGGCTTAGACATTGGAGGTATTGATTCTTATGACCAAGACCAGGCATCTACAGATTCTTTAGGTTCTGCTGTTATATATAGGAGATTTTACAGTACTGAGATGGCTAGTAACTACGTTGTAGCCGAGTACACAGAAAGACCAAGGACAGCAGAGGAGTTTTGGGATGGGTGTCTTAAACTGGCTGTTTACTATAACTCAGAAATGTTAATAGAATTTACCAAAATAGGTATTATTGACTACTTCAAGAGAATGGGAGGTTTAAAGTTCTTAAAAGAAAGACCTACGGCAGCTCACTCTCCAAAGACTGTAAATAGAAATAGGTACGGTATCCAGATGAACAAGCACACCAAAGCTGTGATGGAGCAATACCTACAGAAATACGTAGAAGAAAACTGTGACGACATATATTTCATTGACTTATTAGACGAATTAGCGAACTATAGAGTACGAAATACGGATAGGGTTATTGCGTTTGGACTGTGTCTTATACATGACATTGACATTTACGAAAAAAGTGTTAAATTTGGGGAGTCAGAACAAAAAAACTTAGGATTCGTATACTACCGTAGAGAAAATGGTAGGCTAGTACCGTATAAAGAATAAAAAAACTATGGGTTTAAAAAAATACTCTTTTCCAAGACAGTCTATATCCGACAGCGAAAAAGATTTAGAATGGTGTAAAGAAAACTTAAAAGCTATTACTAAGTATGTTGGTAGTAATAGTAGTGGTCCTGAATCTAAACTTTCGGGTAGAGAAAAAGATATAGCTAATTATAATCTCTATAATGGTCATTTAAATGCTGCTGATTATGAATACATAACAGACCAGTACGGAATACCTTATCCTGCGCAATTAGCAAACTTCCCTTTAATATCTACTAAGATTGACTTATTAGTTAATGAAGATGGAGAAAGACCTTTAGATAAGAAAGTTAAATCAATAAATAAAAAAGCTGCTATAAGAAAAGAGAACTTTAAGGTCTCTATGGTGGTAAATAAACTATTGAAAGAAGTAAAGCACGAGTTCAAAGAGAAGTTTGGAGTCGAAGCTGAAACTGAAAACGATAAATTCCCTATACCAGACGACATAGATGAATATATGCGTTATGAGTATAAGGAGCTTATAGAAGAGGTTTGTCAGGACGGGTTAGATTACCTTATTGATAGATACAGACTTAAAGATACGTTCAGAGATGGACTGAGAGACTTCTTAGTTACAGGTAAGGTATTCTACAAGGTGTATATCAAAAACGGAGACCCGTTTACAAGAAGAGTAGACCCTAGAACCCTTATCTGGGACAAGACAGTACAAAGCGATTACTTAGAGGACGCTCAATGGGCAGCCGAAGAAAGATGGCTTACTGTTAATGAAGTTATAGATGAGTATAGAGATGATTTAGAACCTAAAGATATACAGAAGTTAGAAGAGCTTGGTGCTATTAATAGTAACGAGGGATTGTCTAATTTCAATAGTGAGTTTGATTGGGTGGACTACTCAGAGAACAAAGGCGTAAGATTACGTATTGTTACTGCTGAATGGAAGTCTATTAAAGAACTTAAATACAAAGTTTCAGAAAACAAACACGACCCTAAGACTCCATTTAAAAAAATCGTAAAGACCGACTATAAATCTCGTAAAAACGAGAAAATGGAAAGTATTTTCGTAGACGATGTATGGGAAGCTACAGAGATAGCTGGTCAAGTATGGGTTCAATGTAGAAGACGACCTAATCAGGTTCGTTCAGTGGATGATGCAGGTAGTACACCTCTTTCTTATGCTGGATGTATACATAACCACACAACTGGTAATAGTAAGTCATTAGTTGATTTATTACGCCATACACAAATGCTCTATAACATTGTACATTACCATATAGAACTTACATTGGCTAGAGCTGGTGGTAAAGCTGTTATATATGACGTTGCACAATTACCTACTAATATTGGTATGGATATGCAGACTGTAATGTATCACTTGAAGACTGATGGGGTAATACCTATCAATAGTATGCAAGAAGGTGGAGATGCTACTAAGTTTAATCAATTCCAACAGGTAGATTTTACTTTATCTAGCTCAGTACAGCAATTAATAAACCTTAAGCTTATGCTTGAGCAAACTGCAGGACAAATATCTGGAGTATCACCTCAAAGAGAGGGTGCTATATCTCAGTATGAGTATGTTGGTAATGTTCAGCGTTCTGTAGTACAATCTTCTTTATCTACAAAGGGTTGGTTTCACCAGCACAATGAAGTGAAGAAAATGGTATTCGAAAGACTTTGTAATCTTATGAAGATAAGTTGGTCTGAAGGAAAGAAGGCAGGTTACGTATTAGGAGATGGTGGATTTAAGTTCTTAAATGTATTACCTGATATTGCATTAAATGACTATGGTATATTTATAGGAGATTCTGGTAAAGATGATGCTATGAGAAAAATGGTTCAAGAGATGTCTGCACAAGCACTACAGAGTGGTAATTTATCTTTATTAGATGCTATTAAAGTTCTTAAGACTGAAAGTCTATCTGAAGCTGAAGTTGTTTTAGAAAGAGGATTAGACGGAATGAAGGAAATGCAAGAACAAATGCAACAACAACAAGCACAGCAACAACAGATGATGCAAGAACAAGAAGCTCAGAAATCAAAAATTGAAGCTCAACAGAAAGAAGCAGAGTTGTTAAATAAAATACAAATCGCTCAAATAGGTGCTGACTCTAGGATTGAGGTTGCGGAAATTCAAACTGAACAAAAACAATCTTCTGATTTACTAAAAGAAGAAAATAAAGTTCGATTAGAAGCTGCAAAAGCAGACTTACAAGACCAAATGAATGATAACGAGTCACATAGAAATATTAACCAACCAAATGCAAAGAAATAATTTAATATCTTTGTAGAAACTAAAAAGCAAGGCATGGCAGGCGCAAACAACATTATAGAGCAATTAGAAGCTGAAAGTAAGGACAGTAGTTTTGATGCAACAGCATTCATTTCATCTGACACAGCTAAAGAGGTAGACAAGATTGAAGAATCCCCTACCCCCTTGATAGCTAAGGAAGTAGAAGTAGAAACAGTCGAAGATACTCCTATAGATACGACAACCGATAAGGTTGTTGCAGAAGAGGATGATTCAGACTCATTCAGTTGGGGAGAAATCGAGGTCGAAGCAAAGGTAGAAGAACCTGTAGTGGAAATCGAAGAAGAGAAAACTGACGAAGATTGGGATTCTGCAGAAAAACCTAAAGAGAGTTTTGACTGGAATGAGGTCGGAGAAGAACTAGGAGTTCATGCGAAAACTAGAGAAGAGTTCGTTTCCCAAGTTAAGGATATGATGGCTAACCCTGTAAAGGACAATGACGCTATAAATAACTTACAAGAGTTCTTAAAAAATGATGACGCAGCATTAGTTAAAGCTGATTTAGAAGCAGCTAACTATGATGAGGAGTATATTACAGATACTGTATCAAGATTACAGGATTCTGGATTATTAAAAAGAGAAGCAACCCAAATAAGACAACAGCTTCAAAAATACATTCGCTCAGAAAGAGACAAGCTTAAAAATGCTAAGGTTTCATCTGAACAAGAAGAACGAGCAGGACAAGAACAAGCTAGAAAAGACTTACAAGGCCATATTAAGGGTAAGAAAGAGTTTTTTGGTGGAAAGGTGTCCAATGCTGATAAAAAAGAATTATACGGTTATATAACAAAAGGAGATTTTTCTAAAGAGATATTCGAGACTCACGCCAATGTTGCTGAGGCTGCTTTTCTTTGGAAGAACAAGAACAAGATTTTCAAGATGATGAAAACGCGAGGCGTTGAACAAGGGAAATCTTCTATTCTTGACAATATTACAGCTCCAAGTAAAACAACACGAAGCAGTAATTCATTCGAGACAAAGTCTGAGGGATTCGATGCTAAGGCGTTTTTAGGTTAAAATCTATAATAGGTTAGTTAAAAAATAATTAAATTTTAAAAAAAACAAAATGAAGGTTTATAATGCAAAATATGACCCAGCATATAACACAGCGGATAACTCCCTTGTAAATAATATGCTAAAGTACCCTGAGATTGCGAAGAAAATCATTGAATTGTATCCTCGCTA